CTCTGCGGGCTAGTTGAAATTTCAACTACTTTTATTGATCGATTTTATTTTTATGTTTTATTTTGCGTGTGTATTTTTTTTTATTGCGAACAGGTTGCGCCGCATTACTGCGACGCAATTCCTGAATGCGTTTTACTTTATCTCGAAGTGAATTTTGGAACATTGTATCCACTCGCTTCGTGAAATCGTTTTACATCAAATCGCTCATTATCTTTTGCGAACATCTCCGCAAAATCATTTACCATTTTAGAAAAAACAGCGGGGTGAGTTTTATCGCTTACATACTTTAGAATTTCAGCGGTTGCGACATAATCTTTTCGTGTCATCATTTAACTGATACCATTCCTGTTCTGTAGAAAACTTTTGTATAGCATTTGCCTGTTGGCGTGTAAATATTTACAGTTGAGTATTCGTTAGCAAATCCCCAATCGGTGAATAAGAAAAAGTTTTCCCATGCACCAAATTCGTTTTCGTATTCTGCTGACCAATGAGGAGCGTGTCCGTCATAAGCACAAGTTAATTTATACATTAGTTGTTCTCCAATTCTTCCACGCAATCGCATGGCTCGCAATCATAGTCATTATCATTACCAAAAAAGATAATTCCGTATCCGTGGCAATCCACGCACTCGATAGTCATTACTGAGTTAATCATAGTTTTCCTTTCGTTGTTGTTATTGCTTATTATAGCCTAGCCCACTGACATTTAGTCGGCTTCGGGGCTAGTGAATAAGGCTCCCTCATTAAGTAGCCCAACCTCAATAGTAAATAGTTCATCGGGGGTGGCTTCGGATAAATCTACCCAACCCGCCCCGTCTTGATCCATTCTAAAAATCTCAATGTATCCCATTAGTGTTGTTCCTCGCAATCTTTGTCATAGTCAAATCCGCAAAAGTAGCAACCCATAAATTCTAGGTGTTCGATACAGTAATACTTAAACTGACTTTCATCACAGCAAAAGTGTTGCTCATCTGCGATTTCATAGAAATCGGTTTTGTCGATTATGTTTAGCATAGTTTTCCTTTCGTTAAAAAATTGGTGAGAGTTCTTACTTACGACATTGGGCGAGAACACTCTCTAAACTGCCCCTGTTTCGATTTTATTTAATCCGAAGTTTTTACGGCTAAATAGCGGTAAGTATCTTTTAGATTTAGCGGTGCAGAATAAATTGGGCGTACCTGCACTTTGTAAGTATCTGCATTTGCATACCAGACACTATCATTTTTTTCTGCTGAGATAATTTCTCCAGTAAGAGAATTTGAGCGATACATTTTTCCTACAAGTAGGCTTTCGATTGTGTAGACATTTGCTGACATGGAGTCCGCCTTTCGTTTGTTGATAGTAGCAATTATAGCGGATAGCACTGACAAAAGATAATTACTAGCCAGTAAATCCAAATAATGAGACGCTCAAGCCGTGTGATAGTAATCACATTTAGCCTGTGGACGACACGCCCGAGATCTGTGGATAACCCTGTCAAATCGACACGCCGTAAATTTCGGGGGATTTTATAACATCTTCATAACGACACGCCCGACCCCGTGCATATGTGGGGGTGCCGCCCTGTTTGTCAAGGCGACACGCCGCTATCTATTGATAATCTTTTAGAATTTCCTCTAATTGATTTATTTGTTCATCGCTAAGATGATCGAGCTGAATTACTTTTTCAAATCCAAATAAGTCGCTCATTCGTTTTCCATTTCTGCTAAATAATCTGCGTGTTCTACTAAACCAATTGCAAATGCTACTGGGTCGCAACATTCTAAAATTTCGGCGGGTGTAAAAGTTGAATAACCAATTTTTACAGTAGGATAAACATCATTTAGTAAATCAATAAAACTTTCTTTAATTTCTAAATCTTTTTCGAAATCTGATTTCATTCGCTTAACTCCAAATCTCTTATGTCGGCAACATAAACATTATTTTGATTTATTCCGTATTTTAATTGAAATTGAAATGTATCAATAGCATCATCATAGGATTCAGCCTCTACATTTATAAAAGCATTAAACTCATAAACTGCCATGATTACCAGCACTCCTCACAAGTAAATTTAGTAAAGTCTGCATCTTTTGCAAAAATTTCTAAATAGTTATTCGCACAAATTGTGCATGATAGCAAATAAGTTTTTGCTTTTTGATACATGTATGGATTAGAGTTAGATAATTCTCTATTCTCTAAAACCTCTGATGAGATTAGTATGGTCAAGGTATGACCCCTTTCGTTGTTGTTATAGTAGGAATTTTACACTAAGGGGCTGACATTTGGCTACTTACTAGCGAGTAATTCCAAGATGTGAGACGCTCAGCCTATGTGATAAATCTCACAAAATTTCAGGGGTTTTCCACAGACCTTCTTAACCTGTGGATAACCCCCCACAAAAGATAGGGGCAGCTGACGCCTTTGTCAAGGCGACACGCCGTTACCCTAGTGTGATTCTTGCCACATCTCACGCATCTCCGCCTTGAAGTCGTGCCATACGATCCTTGCCATGTATAGGGCGGGGATAGCGATAGATAGTTGCACTAGTGTAGTTAGTAAGCGATTCATTTAGTCATCCAATCATCATCATTGTTAAAGCCGATAGGGGCTACTTGCTTATTACTCTTTATTTTATTGTATACCTTAGCACCGACAAGAATAACGGCGGTCAAGATAATAAACGCCCATGATAGCGATACATAGAGAAAATCACCTAGGTCAATCATTAAGCCGTAGTCATTTAGTTCTATAGTCATTAGTTTTGTTCTACCTTTCGCATATGGGCTACTACATTTTTAGAAACTTTTTGTAAGTCGCTTACTACCTTTAGCATTTCATCTGCGCTAGTAGCGGTAAAGAAACCGAGGAATTGTGCCCCGTCCCATAGTGAGTAAGTGATAGTCATTATTAGTTCTCCCATGTTAGTGCGAATAGTTGTGCTAGTTGTTCAGAATCTTCATCATAGAATTCATCTAGTGGAGGTTGTTCCTCATCTACCTCATCAAGGTAAGTGTATTGGTCTGCGACATCCTCTTGGATAGTATCCCACTTAGACACGCTATTAGTTTGGTATGAGTATGCGTATGACATTATTTAACCTCTTTTGTTAGTGCGGATAGGGCTTGTGCAAGGCTTTCCTTGCGTTGCGCTTCTACTAGCGCCTTGTATTCATCTAGTGTCATTTATTCTGACCTTTCGTTGTTGTTATGTTGTAATTGTAGCGTATGGGGCTGACAAATTGGGGAGGTTGCTAGGGTGTGTCGTGTGATTTACCTCACAGACAGTTGATGCACTCGCAACCCTTAGAGCGGATAAGGTAGGCAAGGATTTCCTTGCGTGTGTACGCATCTAATCCATAAGATGACTTTACGCCACCATTGTGGAAATCGTGCACGATAGTGCTAAATAGTGTTTCGGTTAGTTGAGTCATTGTGTGACCCCTTTCGTTTGTTTTTGTTATACCTTAAGCATAGCATGGGGGACTGACATTTATGCCCGTTTCTCGGGCGTGTCGTCAAAAAACTTTTGTGAGGTCCATCACACTCACGCTCAAGCCCTTAAACCTATGTGCGGACTATGTAGACAAAACGGACATTTCAAATATGTGTATCATACAAATTAAAAAAATATTAACATTTTGTAGAATCTGAAATGCTAGTTGACTAGAATTATGCTATACTAAGATCATGAAATGCAACTTCTGTGATAGACCAAAATATGTTGAGAGATTAAACTCAAAAGGCGTACTAGAAAACTTTTGCGTTAGTTGCATCAATAAGCTAATAAAGAGCGGGAAATGAAAACTTTTCTTTGGGTAGGTGTTATATCGATCCTAGTTTGTATATGCGGAATAATTCTGCAATTTAATACAAACTAGGGGATATAGCTTAACGGTGAAAGCACTTGTCTTATATACAATAGAGTCTGGGTTCAAGTCCCAGTATCCCTACAATATAGAAGTAGTATAATATATAGATGACATATAAAACACCACAGCACATTGACTTGCACGAGCAAGTAATACCTGGTGTTTGGATATACAATAATTTTATTAATGATATAGAGTTTATTATAAAAAAATGCATTGATGAATTTACTCAACCTGGTTTCTATGAAACAGACGTTATTGAAGAATATGGCGATATACTTTCTCAAATAACAAAATCCAAGAATGTTTTTCCAGTTCAAATAAAAAATCTAGTTTATAGATCAGTTGGTCAAGATGTTGCAGTACACACAGATGTGGTCAACGTAGAATGTGCTATAAGAGATATTGAGGTTGATGAATCTTCAGATGTAAAAAAGGTTGACAAAGATATGGCGTATTTATCCTACATAGTATACATAAACGACAATTACGAAGGGGGAGAAATATTTTATCCAGAGTACAGCTTTGCATACAAACCAAAAGCGGGGGACCTAGTAATCCATGATGTAAATATAGTGCATGGAGTTAGTAAGATAACTAGTGGAAATAGAATAACTTTTACTGGACAAATAAATAAAAAGTACTATCTTGATGCAAATAAAATGTTTGATTTAGAATCATCGAGTTCTCAGGAAATATGGAGAAGAGATGATCAACCACGTAAAAATTTAAAAGATGACCCTAGATATTTTTTCCAAGAAGGTGACCCTGTAATAAAGCATCCTAGATTAAAGAAATACATAGAGTCTAAGAATAAAGCAGTTGACTAGGATATATATGAAGAATAAAATAGTTCAAGCTATATTAGAAGCTAAGCTGCAAGATCTACCATTTTACGTTTTAAAAAATGGCATAGATTGGCAGGTTACTGAAAAAGATTTTTTAAATTACTCTAACTACTACCATAAAGAAATTCTTGAAACTTTTGATAAATCTTGTAGAAGAAATACAAGAGAGGATATATCAAATGATGATTTAAGATACTTTCCTGATTGGTCAATGACGGTAAAAGAATTATCTAAGCTTTATGGGAATACCGATACATACTACTTAAGTCTTATGCAAACAGGAGACGTACATAATAAAAGTGTTCATGCTGTTCTTCACAACGACCAGTCTGACGTAGTTCACATTAATTGTTTTGGTAAAGTAGAATGGCTACTAATAGACCCTTATGATGAAAGCAAGACAGAGCATAGAGTTATATTAGAGTCAGGAGATGTTTTGTATATGAGAGGGTGGACTTTGCATGAAACAACACCTTTAACTCCTAGGGGATCATTAATTTTTATGAATTTGCCTTATGTACCAATTCCAAAAGATTTAAATAAAGAAACACAAAGAGAAAAGGTAATCAGTGATTTAGACAAAGATATACTAGAAAAGAGACGGGATGTATGAGAAAAAAATATTACTCTGCAGTATTAATTATATCTGCAATACTAGCTCCAGTATTTATATTTCTATACGAAATTAAAAAAATGGGCGGGATTAGAGATATCTTTGATGTCGATGACGAAGATGAGTCTATATAATACCTTGATCTATATACGTCTTATTGATTATACTTGGGACAATAAAGGATATCGTCGTAAAAGGACTTTTTGGCCCTCTCCCGCCCTTGGGTAGGCAAAAAGCCTAGTAAAGGCTTAGAGAGCCTCTAGAGGCTTTATAAGGGGTATTTCAGATAAAATGTTTCATGTGAAACAATATGTTACAGTTGACTAGAATATGCTTCTTCTCGCGGCGCACTTTTTTCGCACTATATGGCGTTTAATGCTCTTTAAATTCTCCCATAAACATATCTGACAAAGCTTCTCCCTCTAGTCCAGAAGCTTGATATTTTTTAATTAGCTCTGGGGTGAACTGAGGATTCTGTTTAAGTGGCATCATCCATACATTTTGAAAATGCTCAAAGTCTCCGTTGTATGCTTCTTTTATCTGAACATTATATTCTGGGCTCTTATAGTTGTGAAAAGTTCCTGGATTATCTTCTGCTTTAAGAACAAAGTTTGAAAATGCATAACGTACTCCCTTGGTAACTTTTTCAACACCATGTGTATGAGGATCAAATGCACCATGCACAATTAGGTCTCCTCTTTCTGGCTTAATAGTTAACCTATTTTCTTCTCCTACTGCTGGATTTTTATTACCATCTTTATCAATGTTTACGTAGAATATTTCTCCGCCTTCAAAGTCTCCAAAGTAAGCAACTAGGCCAAAATCTAGCTCACAACATGTCTTCCATACGTCAACCTGAGAAAGTCTGTGGCACTCGCCTTTGCCTGGAGAATCAGAATGAGTAAACATACCCTGATTCATGTGTTCGCTTATAACAAGCACATTGTTTTGTGGGTGTATAACATATTCTGGGTAAAGCATTTCGCTTGCCTTTTCCCATAACTTATGTAATCCTAAAATAGGTGGGCTCAGCTTATCTGCATACCAGCTTATTAATGTATCTTCATATTTTTGATCATATTGGTAGTCTTTTAAGGCATCCTCAACTATCTTACACTCTTCGTCAGTGTAAAACCCTTTAAAGACAAAAACTCCGCTTGGCGTTCCGTAATCATCTGGAAAAAATGAAACTTTAGTGCAATCTTCTCTATCGTAGAACATTATTTCCCCCTATTGATAATTTTCTTAAAATAAAATTTTACTATTCCATCACGGCATCTTTGGCAAACTCTCTTATGATCAGCTTTTAGCTTTTCATCCTCTTGAAATTTAGGACTCATCATATATTTTGCAAAATAATCTCTGGTCATTATATATATATTATAGCATGTGTAAACCCCTGGAGGCGGATCCAGGGGTTTACTTGCATTTTCATGCATACGCCAGGATTTACTCAACTAGCGTAATTCTATAATACAAAAAATATTTTTAAAAAGCAATATCTACAATATATTTTTTTCAAACATTTTGTCTAAAACTTGAGATAATAAAATAGATATTGATGGTCGATATTCAAGTGTTTTTTCTTCTATTTCTTGATTTGACATTCCGCCATTAAGCATTCCTATTTTATTTGATGCCTCAAATTCTTCTATCATAAACGATAAGATGTCTTCTTTATTCATTTTCTTCTCCTGGGTTAAATGACGGAACTGGGCCTAATAAATATCCCGCCTCATGATATTGTATCATCTTTTCTATTTCTTTGGAGTCTGCAACTTTACTAGCTATAATGCTTAGTAAGTCATAAATCCTATGCAACATTATGTAGGTAACCATTGGAAGGTTGTCTTCCAGATTATTTTGCTGTATCTGAGGGTCTTCCTGCATCTGTCCACCAAATTTCTCTTCCCATAGCATCTGTTTCAGAAAGTATGGATGACTCAAAATCACTTTGTTTGTTCATCTACTAATCTTACTATATTGTCATACTTTTGTAAACCCAAAGTATTCTTATACTTACACTCTAAGCAGTAAAGATATACTTCAGACTCCCCGTCCCCATTACAAAATAGAAGACCTTGATCCTGTGGGCATAAAAGCTTAGGAACAAGGCCTTCTAGAGAAAGGTTTATATACGTAGACACATATTGTATCTTCACTATATACCCTTTCTAGTTATCAGGAAATTTTAAATAAAATTCCATTGCTCTTGGGGTTAAACCCTTCCAAGCAGACCAATCAGTACCGCCATTGGTCATGTAATACGCTATCTCTGCATTTTTAGTTGGGTCAAACAACGACTCGTTTGACTTCAAGTTAAATTTTTCTTTACGATCTACTCCGAGGTTACCCAACATGTTGATCTGAAAAATTCCGTAAGAACTGTCTCCAGTTGCTCTGTTACCATTGTAAGCTAATGGTCGTCCGTTAGACTCCCGCTTTGCAATAGCCCAAGCCGTTTTAAGGGCTTTTCCTTCAAATCCTACTGTAGACAACAGTTCTATTAGTTCTGCGTCTGTAAGCATTTCTGAAGGCTTATAAACAGTATTGCTGTACTTTTCTAAGGTTTCTTTCTTAAGTTGTACTTCTGTCTTTGGTTTTACTATTTCTGCTTGAGCTAGTGCAACAGTATTGCTGTTTGAAAACAAAAACATTGTTGCTACTGCAATTGCTGTCCAGTGATGAACAACACTACTCAAACTTTCTTTTATATTCTCCATTGGCATTTCCTCCTTTAGAGATAGCGAAGTATAATCATACCATTACAATAAAGAACATGTCAAATGATTTTTATCTTGACAAAGAATATCTAAATAGTATACTTCCAATAGGGGGGTCGGGGGGTCAGCAAATCAACAAAAATCAACATATATTATATATATGTATATATAAAGTATTATATATTATAGTTAACTAAAAAACAACAACAAAAATAATTTTTCTTTTCTTTTATAAAAAACTTTGGTACACTTAGACTTCACTTAAAAATTAATCAATCCGTATGGCGGAAGAAAAGGCGACAAATGAAAAATACTATTGAAAATCCTTATGAAAACTTTATTGCACTATCAAGATATGCTAAATGGGTAGAAACAGAAGGAAGAAGAGAGACATGGGGAGAAACAGTAGATAGATATTTTTCTTTCATGACCAATCACTTAAAAGAAAACCATAATTACATTCCAAATGAGAAGCTTGTTGCGGAATTAAAAGAGTTTGTATTTGAACGAAATGTTATGCCATCAATGAGATCTGTAATGACTTCTGGCGTAGCACTTGAAAGAGATAATGTAGCAGGATACAATTGTGCCTTCTTGCCAGTTGATTCACCTAGATCATTTGATGAAACAATGTATGTACTTATGTGCGGAACTGGTGTAGGATTCTCAGTTGAGTACAAGTATATTAATAAGCTTCCTGCCGTCCCAGAAAAACTAGAGAAGTCGGATACTATTATTGTTGTCGAAGATTCAAAGCAAGGATGGGCAAAAGCATATCGTGAACTATTAGCACTTCTTTGGACAGGACATATTCCAGCAATTGATGTAACTAAAGTTAGACCTGCTGGTGCAAGATTAAAAACAATGGGTGGTAGATCTTCTGGTCCTCAGCCCCTAGTAAATCTTTTTGACTTTACTATTGCTAAGTTTAAAAATGCAGCAGGTAGAAATCTTAAACCAATTGAATGTCATGACATTATGTGTAAGATTGGTGAAGTAGTAGTTGTTGGTGGAGTAAGAAGATCTGCAATGATTTCCCTGTCAAACATTAATGATATTGAAATGGCTCAAGCAAAGGCTGGTAATTGGTGGGAAGGTAATACACAACGAGCATTATCTAATAACTCAGTTGCATATTCAAGAAAGCCAGAAATGGAACAGTTTATTGCAGAGTGGAAATCTCTTTATGATTCAAAGTCTGGTGAACGTGGTATTTACAACGTAGCCGCAGCTCAAGCACAAGCAGCGAAGTTTGGTCGTAGAGATCCAGATATTCATTATGGAACAAACCCTTGCTCTGAAATTATCCTTCGTCCGTATCAGTTTTGCAATCTTTCAGAAGTAGTATTGCGTGAGAAAGACACCAAAGAAGATATTGCAAATAAAGTAAGGCTTGCAACAATACTTGGAACCTGGCAGTCAACTCTTACAGATTTTAAGTACCTAAGAAAAATATGGAAAGATAACACAGAAGAAGAAAGACTTCTTGGAGTTTCATTAACTGGACAATTTGGACACAAGTTCATGTCTGGAAAGCAAGACATCGTTGCTTTAGAAGATTACCTAATGTCTTTAAGAGAATATGCTCGTGAAACAAATAAAGAAGAGGCTGGGAAAATTGGGATTCCTGAGTCGGCAGCTATTACTTGCGTAAAGCCTTCTGGAACAGTGTCTCAATTAGTCGGGGTATCTTCAGGAATGCATCCATGGCATTCACCATATTATGTTCGCACAGTTCGTGGTTCAAAAGGAGATCCAATTTCTGTTTTCCTAAAAGAAGTTGGCATACCAGTAGAAGATGATGTAATGAAGCCTAATGAAACATATGTATTTTCGTTCCCAGTAAGAGCACCAGAAGGTGCAATTGTTAGAAATGATTTAACTGCAATTGACCACTTAAATATTTGGCTTGTTTATCAAAGAGCTTGGTGTGAGCATAAACCTTCTATTACTGTTTCAGTAAAAGAAGAAGAGTGGATGGAAGTAGGAGCTTGGGTATACAAGAATTTTGATGAAGTATCTGGAATTTCTTTCCTGCCACACTCAGAGCATACATATAAGCAAGCACCTTATCAAGAAATTTCAAAAGAAGAATATGAAGAGCTTTTATCTAAAATGCCAAAGAATATTAGGTGGGAAGATCTCTCTTTTTATGAAACAGAAGATGGAACTTCAACAAACGCTACCTTGGCTTGCAGTTCAGACGGAAATTGCGAACTTGTAGATATATCTGCCTAGTGGTAGAATTAAGTATTGGGTAAAACCAAAATTCATGGGCAACACCGCCCAAATGGAGATGATAATATGGCTATCAAAAATTTTGATAAAGCTGATTTAAATAAAGACGGGAAAGTAACTATGCAAGAACAAATTTTATCTGCACTAGGCTCTTACGGAAGAGCATTTTTAGCCGCAGCAATGGCTCTTTACATGACTGGAAATACAGATCCAAAAGATTTAGTAGCTGCTGGATTTGCAGCAATTGCCCCAGTTATTTTGAAGGCTTTGTCGCCTAGCGACCACAGCTTCGGATTTAAGTCTAAGTAATTATTAGTCAATTAGGAATGCCCTTATGCTAAAATAGTGTAAGGGCATTTCTCTTTAGGGGTATAAAATGGCAGCGCAAAAAAATTTTCAAGTAGACGAAAACACCACATTTACGTTTGAAGTTCAATACTTAGACGAAGATAATGTCCCTATACAATTAAATCACCACACCGCTAAAATGCAAGTAAGAGATACTCAAGGTGGAAAAAAATTAGCATTTACTTTGACGGATCAAGATGGCATTACAATAACTCCATCATTAGGAAAGCTTTCTATTTCGGTTTCATCAGAAAGAACTAAAAAACTTTTTTATCCAAAATCGGCGTATGATTTAGTATTAATTGACCCAAGCGTTAATATAACAAGACTTCTAGAAGGATATCTAACCTTGAATAGGGCGGTAACCTTATAATGGCAACCCGCCTAATAGTAACCGAAAATAATCCACTAGTAGTAGTAAGAGCTTCTGGCTCTCCTGGAAGAACAATAATAAGTGGCGAAGGAAATCCAGCAAATTCATTAGGATCCCCAGG